CGTACAAGATAACCGCAATCACTCCAGCGAGAAGAATAAACAAGACCTGCGAAACCACAATCCACGCCATCCTTAGTAGCAATCCACCAATATCCATGATCTGTTTCATAAGGCTTATCGTAAGGTAGGCACTTCTTTTGAAGTACCGACAATCTCGTCTGTACAGCAGATTGCCGTATATTCACACGCTGTATTTTCATGTTGCGTATTAGGCGTTATCAATATGAACAATTTATGAATAAACCCGTGTACCAGCCTTGTCAATGATTAACGCTTGCTTGCGTGGTGTGCCTGAAGGATTGTTTGGCACAGAAATATGCGTCCACGAATCAAACTCTCGAATGATTTGGTCATAGGCTATTGATGAACCAATGATGGCTTTAACTACTTGATCTGGAGTAAGCCCAGGCACTCTAATGTCAGCCGCACAACCAACTCTGTGCTGTGATGTGTCTTTTGAACCCACAGCGTCATTTACGGCTTTTGACCTAAATGCAGAGTTAACCATGATCGGCTTGCCGTCTAGCAAGTCTTTAACTTCTTCAAGCATCTCAGCCAAACGCTTGAGGTTGTTTATCTCAGAACTATTAGGGGTGTTATCTAACTCTCTGTGATCTGTATGCGTGAGTTCTTCAAGAGAAAAGTGTGGTGTAAGTAACATATTAGTGTTTATGGCTTGCGCCAAAGTAGTAAGACAAAACCATAACCAATGCACCATCCAATGTGCCTAGCACACGGATAATGATTTCACGCATTTCAGTCGGAACAACATGAGTTAGTAAGTGATACTGAATTAAACCCCATGCGATCACAACTACTAAAGCAAGGATAGGCGTAACCGACTTGTTTAACAAAGGTGCGTGTTCACTAGTTGCCAAAGCCATTTCATTCTTACGGGCAGAATCACGATCTGCCGCATCTAATTTGGCATACTCTAGTTCCAGTTCAGCAATCTTTTGAGCCGCCTGTGGATCGCCCGATATAGCCTTTGCAACAGCATCAACGGAATCAGAAACGCCAAACTTACTAGCCAAAGCGGTAATAGCCATGCCACCCAGAGGGCCAGCGACAGCAGTTGCCAACGTGGGTGCGACACCCTTGAGTAAATTGAGTAGGTCATTCATTTTTCTTCCTTTAGTTCCCGTTTTAACTTACGCAACTCTTTCATTTCCTGTTTAAGTTGCGCCCTCATATACAGAGTTTCTACATACGCCATTGAGGTTACACCAACAATAAGACATATAGCCACCCCGATCAGAACCCACCAGACAAGTTTCGTAGTTGCCACATCATCCATCCAAAAAATAAAGAGATAAACATCACAGCAATCATCCCACTTGTCAATTCAATACAACGAATCTCTATTTGTTCTTTATGCCATCTTGCTAACCTGTTCCTACGGATCATTTCTGACCTTGCCCATGCTTGTTCTTGTTCTATCTTTTCGTACATCACCAAAAATCTGCTATACAAATCTTTGAGTTGAGGTGGTGCGTACACCATTGCTTCCCTGACATCTTGCATCATTTGCTCAAGTTGAAGTTCAATAAGCACTCGCTCAATCGCTTTTTTGCTTGTATTTTGTTCAGGATTGAATTTTGTTTTTGATTCTTCCTCTAGTTCGTGATAGTGGTCATTGATTTGTTGTTGTGTATCAAATAAAACACCAAGATTTTCACCAACTTGGCTTATTATTTGTAGTTCTAATTCTTCATACGATTGTTTTTGTTTTGCAACCTTTTGCTTGGCTACATTTGGCGCAGTTGTGTCGTTAGTTGGCGTGATTCTGTCGTTAGTTGGCGCAAATAGACCCTTAACCCACGACCATAGACCTGAGAGTTCGCTGACAATAGCCTTTGCATCGCCAACAGCCCCTTCAATTGTCTTTTTAGCATTAACAATTTCCATGCGCCCTTCATGGAGCATCGCACAACCTGATTTAATGGCAGAGACTGCGCCTTGGGCAAGGAGGAGGAGGCTGAAAGGATCAATGGGTTACTCCACTTTTTCGTAATCAGCAGGGTTATATGTTTGTTGTTGAGGTTGTGCAGGTTGTTGTTGTCCTACAACGCCACCGACTGCAACACCTCTGCGAACCAAGGTATGCGCCACACCACCAAACAAGTCACCAGCAAGTTTTGTTGCTCTTTGACTTACGTCTTGTGGATCAACATTACCAATCTTCTTAAATGCCTCATTAACTTTCATAACGGCATTAGGATCAGTCAAGAAACGTCCAAGTTCTTCTTTGGTTGTATTGTCAATCTGATTTACGTAGAAACGGCTTAAAAGATTAATGCCTTTATAAGTTGTACTTGCCACACGATCACGCAATACAGAAACTAACCCAGCAGGAGAAACTCCTGTTTGCTCTTCAAGCCCTGTACGCTGAACAGTTTTTAATGGTGTATTAATAAACAACTTGTTTTCTAGTTTTCCAGCAGTTTCTGCCAAATCGTTTAAAACTTTGGAATACTGACCACCAAATAACTTATCATAGGCGGATTGGTTTTCTTGTATGTACTGAATTGGATTATTTGCATTTAATGCGTCATCTACCAATTTAGCCCGTAAAGTATTAATTGCTGGTTGATTACGACCTGCACCGCCTGGCGACATAAACTGTTTACGGAAGTCTGGACTTCTAATAAAGTCAGCCGCAACACCATCTAAACCAGATGTGTTAAACCTCTGCATTATCTTTGCACTATCTTGAGCATCTTGAACCTTTTTTAGGTCATTAAGTTTTCCAATAGTTGCAGTCAATTCAAGTCCATCACCAGAGATGTTTTGTAATGATTGCCTTACTTCTGGAACGGCACTCAATGTGTCTTTGTTAACATCAATATATCTAGCAAGTTTCTTAGGGTCTAGGACTCCATCTTTAACCACGCCATATCGGGTTGCATCAGCAAAAAAAGCATCTTGCACAAGATTTATTCCATCTTTGCGATCAACGCTTGCTAAATAGTCAGTTAAAGCCGTTCTATTTTTTGTGATTGCAGGAATTGATTGCTCAACAAAGTCTTTGTATTTAACATCTTGAACTGTTTTAGCACCATAGGGTATGCCAACTTTAGCCAAATATTCTTTGTCAACCGCCTTATAAGCATCACCAAGATTGCCTGGCATATTGTCAATCACCTGACCAACTTGTTTTTTCAGTTCAAGCAATGTAGGCAATTGAATATCGTCAGCCTTGCGAATAGAGTCATTAACAGCCCGCTTAAGACTATCTAGGTCTTTCATAGAGGCTTCAGGAAACTCTCTTGACGCAGGTAGCATAGGTTGACCAGTTGTAGGATCAACAATCAAACTTGGGGGAACTACATCAGGTTTAAACTTAGCCTTAATCAATGGGTAAAGCGTAGGAAAACGCTTAAAAATATCATCGTTTTGTTCTTGATTAACAAAATCATAGAGTTGTCCAGTTTCTTTTGACGAAACTTTATATCCATTGTCTTCTGCGGCAGAAATTACACTATCGTACTTAGTTGATAATCCTTTGCGTACAGTAGTTTCTTTGGCGGCAACCAAATTACGTAGTTTGTCACCAATCTCTTGATAGTTAGCCCTTTCAAAATCCAATCCCATATCAGCCAATTGTTCTTGAACAGTGCGAACTCTTTGCTCTACTTTTGGTGCTACTTTTGTAGGCGCGCCCAAAGCATTAGCCATTTTTGCCTCAGAAATAGAACCAAACATCTTTCCTTGTCTTGCGGAAAGTTGAGCGGCGGCTTCTTGCTCTAATTGAGCATACTTTGCTTGAAAGTTCAAATCTCTCGCAGACAAACTACGGGCAGTTTGCATCAATACGTTTGAGCCTTCAGCGGCGGCTAATAAAGGTATTTTTACGCCCGTGGATTCCTGAAGTTCTGCGGCACGAAGTAAATTTGCTTTTAAATTAGGGTCTGCTGTATAAGCAGAAGCAATCATTAAGGCGGCTTTTTGATCGCCAAACTCTTTAAGTAATCCATTTAGTTTGTCAGGATTAAGAGACTTTGCGGCAGTAACTTGATTTAAACCAGCCTCTACCAAAACGGCAGGATTTAGAAATCCACCAACTAAAGAGCCAATAGTTCTACCACCTTCTGTGCCTGTTATTGATTGCCCAACACGGCCTCCATACTCAGAGGAAATGCCAGTTGCAGTTGGAGTTAATGCTGTTGTAAGTCTAGAGCCGCCTGGAATTAAATAGTTATAAGGATTTAAACCTTCCTCTAAACCAGCACCAAGAAGACTTGTAAATAACCCTTGTTTTGGCAATGGTTCAGTAGTCATTCCAAGAGATTGACGAACCTTATTAGCGGCAGTTGTTATTTCTTCTGCGGTTGGAGTTGCGGCAGGAGTTCCCATAGCCAATGGAGCAAAACCTGTGGCGGCAGTAGCGAACCCCATGCCTGGGCCAGCGGCGGCACTAATTGGCGCACTAAGACCACGTAATGCCTTTTGTCCAAGATATTGCCCAGCCGTCATAGAGGACGACTCTGTATCAGTTACAAGTTCGTAATCATTTGGGTTAAAAGTATTTGCCATAGTTACTCCGAAACAGGTACAGGAACACCATTTTTAATAACTGACATTTTGCCTGTTTGTATATTTCTAACTTTATCACCTTCATTAAACTGTTTTACTGGTGTTGCTCCAACAACATCGTTATATTTAGGAATAACTAAATCTGATTTAACTTTTGCTTTATCTAAACCAGTACTCCAACTCTTAGAAGCGTTGTTGTATCTTGCTTCAAGAGCAGAGTCAACCGCCTCAAGAACTTTCTTTTGATCTTCTTTAGTAGTAACAGATGATGTTCCT